CTTTTTTGGTACTTCAACTCAAAGTTTTAATTTTACAGAAACTTCTGCTGCTATAAAAATAGGTGTTAGCTCTGCTGAGATGTCTGGAATTGCTTCTAAGCAATCTGTAGGTGTGGGTGTGCTTGCAGGTATATCAGATATTAGTAGCAATTTCATAAAAACAACTGATGGTGTTAAGACAGCAGTTGGAACTTCTGAGATGAGCTTTAATAACACTCAGACTTCTGTAGGTGAAAGACTAAGATTAGGAACATCAAGTCAAAGCTCAAACTTTGTTGAAACAAGCGATGCCGTTAAAATAGCTGTAGGAACTTCTGATATTAGTTTTACTAATACCCAAACAAGTACTGGTAATGCCACCTTTTCTGGCGATGCAGATATGAGCTTTACTAATACACAAACAACAGATGGAATAAAGATAGGCGTAAGCTCTGCTGATATTAGTGGAGACTTTACTAAAACAACAGATGGAATAAAGATAGCTATAACATCTGCCGACATGAGCGGCATTTCATCTAAGACAGCAGTTGGTGTTGGAATACTTGCTGGTGTTGCTGACATTAGTGGTGATTTTACAAAAACTACTGATGCAATCAAAATAGCTGTAGGTACAAGTGATCAAAGTGCAGAGTTTACAGAGACAAGCATTGGAACAAGAATAGCGATTACTTCTGCTGAAGTGTCAGGTGATTTTACTGAAACTTCTAGTGGTGTAAGATTAAGAACGGGCACAAGTGATCAAAGCGGAGAGTTTACACAGACGGCAAATAGTATTAAGATAGGGGTAGGTATATCAAGCCAAGAGTTTAGTTTTATAAAATCAACTTTAGGTGAGTTATTATACGAAGATGTTATTGATAAAGATGATGCTGTTGTTAGCAGAAGGAGAGCTTTAAATTTAAATGTTGCAACTTTTACAGAGATTACACCAAGTGCAAACGAAAGTTATACAGAGATCACACCATCAACAACAGCAACATATGAAGAAATAGACGCATGAGGTAAAAATGGCAAGTTCATATACAGATAATAGTGGAATAGAACTCATAGGGGTTGGTGAACAATCAGGAACCTGGGGGACAACAACCAATAATAATTTAGAAATAATTGACAAAGTTCTTAATGGTGTAACAGATACTGCTGTAACTGGTAATATAAATATAGGTGTTACTGATGGTGATAAAGCATCAAATGGACATACAAGAGTTTTAGTATTAACAGGTAGTTTAGGTTCTGGAGCCGATGCAACTATAACACCTGCAACAAGAGAAGCTTTTTATATTGTTCACAACAAAACTGGACAAACTATTACTTTTAAACAAGGTACTGGTGGCACTGTTGGTAATAGTCGTGCAGTAGAAGTGCCTAATCTAGCAAAAGCTTTTATTTATGCAGACGGAAAAGATAGTAGTGCAGCCGTAGTTGATTTACTGACAAATGCACTTTTTGGTGGAGCACTTTTAACTGCAACCGCAGCAGAATTAAATTTAATGGACGGTGGTACATCAGCAACATCTACAACTATAGCTGATGCAGATAGACTTATTGTAAATGATGATGGCACAATGGTTCAGGCAGCTGTGACTGATTTAAGCACTTACTTTAATTCAAATTTAGTTGAGGTAAAAAGTGCTCTAGCTTTAACAAATTCATCTCAAACAGTGACTGCGACTGGTGCTACATCTGTATATCAAAGAGTAACAAGTGATGGAGCACACACATTAAAAATTGCTATTACAAACTTAGTTGTTGGACAATATGTAATTATAGATAAAACAACGAGTGCTAACAGTGTAACTTTAGATTGGACAAATGGAGGCGCTGTAACATCTAACGGAATTACATTAGGGTCAAGTGTTGAGTTTGCTTTAGGCATATATAATGGCACTGGATTTTCGTTTACAGAAACAGTAAAATTTTAGGTGATCAATGTCAGTACCTTTGGTATCAAATGTCGGCTTTACAGAAGTAACTCAATCTTTAGTTGATAGTAACTCTGGTGTTTTAAACGATATAGCTGGAAGCAGAATCAATCTTCCAATACAATATTTTAAATTAGGTGAGAACATTAGTGGTAATTTAACCTTAAATAATGTTGCTAATAACAAAAAAATTATATTAGATACAGATGGTAAAACTTTACTTAATCCATCTGGTTCTCCTTTAACACAAAATTCAAGCGTTGCAATGGAGTTAAAAGGGTCTGGTAATATACAGTCTACCTTAAAAACATCAACTGGCACTCAAGCTTCAACAAGTTATTCTGGTACAACAACTTTAAGCAACTCTAATTCTTCTACAGTGGTTGTAGGGGATGATGGTTTTGTTCTTACATTCAATGAAAATCTTACTTTGAGTGGAGAACCTTATAGAGATAAATATACTGGACCGAGAACAGCTGACAATATACCTGCTGGAGAAACTTTTTTAAGTCTTACAGGCACTAATGGTTCAAACATTACTGGGTTAACTGCTAATGGTTTTACTTTTAATAATACAGGAACTCTAGCAACTGGTGCAACGGGTACTATTGGAAGTTTTGCATTTTATAGAATGACAAATGCTAGTAGAACAAGATCAGATTCGGCTTGGAAAGCTTACTTTTGGTGTAGCACTGGAATGTTTAAAAAAAGGGTAGCTAATAATACTACTGTTTCTTCAACCAGTAGTCCTGATTATATCACAGAACCTGGTTACAATCCTTACACTGGTCAATCTTATTCACCTCTTGGTAGTAGGGATAGCAATAATGATCATAATGCTTATGGTAATTTTTCAGCATCAGGAAGAGTTGAAAATATCACAGTTAATGCAAGAACTTTAACTTTTACAAATAATTTAAGTATTAGTTGTGTTCTAAGTGGTGCTGATCCTTTTGATGGTGTAACTGTAAACGCAGGTGCTACAACACAAAAAATACTTTATAACACTGATGGCTCATTTAATATTACGATGACAATTTCAGGTAATAACGATAGCGGTTTACCTTTAGCATTAGCAGATGTAAACAATGGTACAGGTAGTCTTGATACTTCTACACAAGGTTATACGGGAACTTTTTCAGCAAAGGCTTTTAGTTAATGGCGTACACAAGTTTAAAATTTAGACCAGGTATCATATCAGACATAACATCTTATAGTAATGAAGGTGGTTATATCGATGGAGATAAAATAAGATTTCGTAACGGTTTTCCAGAAAAGTTTGGTGGATGGGTAAAACATAACGCTAATACATATCTTGGATCTGCTAGAAGATTACACAACTGGGTTGCTTTAGATGGCTCTGACTTTCTTGGAATAGGTACACATCTTAAATATTATATTGAAGAAGGTGGACAGTTTAACGATATTACTCCAGAAAAAGATCCTACTGCGGCTGGTGAAATAACTTTCGCTGCTACTAATGGTTCAACAACGATTACTGTTACAGATGCGGCACATGGAGCAAATGTAAATGATTTTGTTACATTTTCTGGAGCGGTTAGTTTAGGGGGTCAGATAACAGCTACTGTCTTAAATAAAGAATATCAAATAATATCTATCATAAGTTCAAACTCTTACACGATTACTTCAAGTGTAGCAGCTGATTCATCTGACACTAGTAACGGTGGATCGAGTGTAGTGGGTACTTATCAAATAAACACAGGTCTTGATGCCACGGTTGGTGGTACAGGGTGGGGTGCTGGACAATGGAGTGGCACGACTGACGGAGCATTAGCCACTCAACTTGACGAAGCTTTAGATGCAAGTGAAACTGGTGTTGATGTTGATGACGAAACAGGAATAACTGACACAGGAGATGTTATTTTAGTAGATAACGAATTAATGTTAGTTTCTGCAACCACTGATGATAATACTTTGACTGTGACTCGTGGACATAGTGGCACAACTGCAGCCACACATGCAGATAATACTCTTGTAAGATTAGTTGTAGGTAACGCAGATTCTGCTAATGATTTTGTAGGATGGGGTCAAGCAGCATCAATCACGGCTCCTGGAGCAGAGATTAGAACATGGTCACATGATAATTTTGGTGAAGATTTAATTATAAATCCAAGAAATGGTGCAATATATTATTGGGATAAATCAACTGGATTTGGTGTTCGTGCAAAAGAATTAAGTGCTTCACCTGTTTTTTCTACTCGAACAAGTGTTCCTACTATAGCTAAACAAGTTTTGGTGTCTGACCAAGATCGTCATGTCATTGCTTTTGGATGTGATGGACTAGGCGCAACATCTACAGCAACACAAGGAAACGGAACACAAGATCCATTATTGGTGCGTTTTAGTTCACAAGAGAACCCCGTTGATTTTTTTCCCACTGCAACAAACACAGCTGGAGATTTAAGATTAGGTGGGGGGTCTACTTTTGTTCAAGCCGTAGAAACAAAACAACAAATACTTGTGTTTACAAACAAAACATTACACTCTATGAAATTTATTGGACCGCCATTTACTTTTGGTCTGCAAGAATTATCAAAAAACATCACGATTATGAGTCCCGCTTCTGCCGTAGCAGTAGATGATGTTGTCTTTTGGATGGGTCTTGATACCTTTTATATTTATGCTGGAGGCACACAACAATTACCTTGCACTGTAAAAGATAAAGTATTTTTAGATTTTAACTTTGAAGAAAGAGATAAAGTACATGTTGGTGTAAACTCAGAGTTTAGTGAAGTTATTTGGTTTTATCCAAAAGAAGGTAGTTCTTCTGTTAATGCTTATGTTGTCTACAACTATGCAGAAAAAGTCTGGTATTATGGAACACTAAACAGAGACGCTTGGATAGATCGTGGCATAAGAACTTTTCCAATTGCTACTGGTAATTCTCTTTTGTATAATCACGAGCTAACAAATGATGATGACGGATCGGCTATGACTTCATTTATTGAATCAGGACCTATGGACATGGGGGACGGTGACAAGTTTGTATCCATAAAACAAATGTTACCAGATGTTACATTTAATGGATCGACCAGTTCAACCCCAACCGTTTCGTTTACTTTAAAAGCAAAAAACTCTTCTGGAGGTAATTTTCTTCAAACAGAATCAAAAGATACAACACGAAGCACGACAACTCC